TTGTCTCCCGATGAGATGAAGGCCTTGCTCGAAGCGACTACCCCCGTTGAGAAACGCCCATCCCGTATGATCAAGGATCTGGTCCACCAGATCATCGACATCACCGAGGAATTCCCCAGAGAGACGGCCATGGACGTCCTCTATGACCTTCTGGCCGAGCGCGCGTCCGTCCATGCCGATAAGATTTGGACCGATGCTGATTTTGCAGGCATCAAAACCGGTCAGTAGGTCATGTCCGAAAGGAGACCTGACCCAGCAATGGACAATCAGGGGACACTATGAACTCAGAAGTTGCTGCATCCCTAGCCCGAGAAGGGGAGATCGTAGATAGCGAACCCATCGGTCCGGGTCGCCCATCCCTTTACCGCGATGAGTTCGCAGCGCAGGCAGAGAAGCTCTGCAAGCTCGGTGCGACAGATGTCGACCTCGCAGATTTCTTTGGAGTTACAAAGCGCACGATCGAACGATGGCGATCGATGCATGAGCAATTTTGTCGCTCCATAATAGTAGGCAAGGAAGAGGCCGACAACGCAGTTGAGCGAAGCTTGTACCAGAAGGCCGTAGGGTACGAGCAGGAGGCGGTCAAAATCTTCATGCCGGCCGGGGCTGAAAAGCCTGTCTATGCGCCGTATCGCGAGAAGGTGGCCCCTGACACGGCGGCTGCAATCTTCTGGCTCAAGAACCGCCGTAAGGACAAGTGGCGTGATCGTATTGAGCAGGATGTAACGCACACACTGACGATCTCGGCGGAATTCGAGGCGTTCGTGAAGAACCTCAATTCTGGCTCTAGCGCAAAAGTCATCGAGCATATCGCCGATGCTGCGGAATAGAATTCCTGCGAGTGTCGCCATTCGCCGGGCTGACACTTTCAGTCTCGGAATGGTTTTGCTTTGAACTGGCAAGAGATGGTGCGGCGCTGGTCCGCATCGCCGTTCCACTTCGTTCTCGAGGCCATGTTCCACATTACGGAGGACCAGTGGTCGCCGTGGGTGCCAGGATCGCCGAGGCCGGAAACGCCGCCTGTCGGCCCGGAGTTGTGGCAGGGTGAGTTTCTCAAGGATGTTGGCCGGGCGCGCGAAGAAGGGCGACGACGGTTTTCGGTTCGCGCTGGTCATGGTGTCGGCAAGTCGACGGTCGAAGCGTGGTTGATCCTCTGGTTCGTTCTGTTCCATCGCAACCTGAAGTGCCCGGTCACGGCGAACAGCCAAGATCAGCTGCGAGATGTCGTGTGGGCGGAGATCAGTCGTTGGTGGCGCGAGCTTCCGCCGTTCCTCAAGGACATGATCGAGGTTACGGCTGAGCGTGTTTCGATCAAGGCCGATCCAGAGGGGGCGTTCGCCGTGGCGCGGACAGCGCGCCCGGAACGGCCAGAAGCGCTGCAGGGCTTCCACGCCGGAACACTGTCGTTCTTCATCGAGGAGGCCTCCGGCATTGACGATGTGATCTTCGAGACCGCTGGCGGCGCTCTCAGTTCTGAACACAGTTGGGTTTTCATGTTCGCCAACCCAACCCGAACGAGTGGATACTTTTTCCGCTCACACCACTCGAATAGAGACCAATGGCGTGTCTATCATGTCCCGTGCCAGTCTTCATCTCGCGTCAGTCCAGAGTATCCGGCGCAGATCGCGCGGGAGTACGGTGAGGGATCAAACGTCTATCGCGTGCGCGTGCTCGGCGACTTTCCACTAACCGAGGACGACAGCGTGATTTCTCTTGGTTCTGTCGAGGCTGCTGTCGGTCGCGAAGTGTCTCCGGGTGATGCATCTGTGGTGTGGGGGCTGGACGTGGCGCGCTTCGGCGACGACTCGACGGCCCTGGCCAAGCGTCGCGGGAATACATTGCTGGCCCAGGTCGTCGAATGGCGCAAGAAGGATCTGATGCAGACGGTCGGCCTGATCGTGCGCGAGTTCGAACAGTCGCGCGACAGTGAGAGGCCAGGCGCGATCAACGTCGATGTCATCGGCATGGGTGGCGGTGTTGTCGACCGGTTGCGGGAGCTGGGGTTGCCGGTGCGCGGCGTCAATGTCAGCGAGGCGCCGGCCACGGATGCCGATCGCTACATGCGGCTACGCGATGAGCTATGGTTCAAGGGCAAGTCGTGGTTCGAATCGCGGGCGGTCACGATGCCGCGTGACGATGGCCTGATTTCTGAGATCGTGGTGCCAAAGTACAAGGTTGAATCGTCTGGCAAGCTCAAAGTGGAAAGCAAGGACGATCTCAAGAAGCGCGGCTTCAAGTCTCCGAACAAGGCCGATGCCTTTCTGCTGACGTTCGCAGGTGGCGATCACGCCATGTCCTCGCATCGCCAGATCGTCGCGGCCATGTATTACGACGTGCATGCCGTCTCTCATGACTCCTACGAACGTGTTGTGCGCCAATCGACGGCGTCCATGGACTACGACCCGCACCGCTATTGATGCTGACGACACCAACTCGTATCGACCTCGAATACCTCTGTCTCAATATGCGGGCCTGCGATCTGGTCGAGATCATGAATCTTGTCCCGTTCGATGCGCCGATCGTGCTGGCCCACGTATGCGACGAACTCATCCGCAACAATGGGCGTGGTCGTATCTCGTGGGCCAACGGCAAGCCATGCGCCGTGGCTGCGCTGACCGAAACGAGGCCCGGCGTGTGGGAAGTGACGATGTTCGGGACTGACGACCTGAGGTCTGGGATCGTGCCGCTGATGCGTTGGTTTCGCGCCGAGGCCGCGGACCTCATCAAACAGTGCAAAGGCCATCGTCTGCAGTGCGACAGCCGGGCCGATCACCATGAGGCGCACAAGCTTATCCGCGCCATGGGCGGAGTCGCCGAGGGCCCTCCCATGGCTGGCTACGGCAAGGACGGTGGCGACTATCAGCGGTTCGTGTGGCTCGTCGGTCGCAACGACGCGATCGTGCGACCGCATTACGTGCAAGCAAAGGAGGCATGACCGATGTGTTTTGGTGGTGGTGGCAGCAATGCGCAGCCCAAGCAGAAGCCGGTGACGCAATTCGACTACTCAGCCGATCGCTCCAACACGGCGCAGCAACGTGCAGCGTTGCTGGCGTCGACGAATGGCGGTGCCGCCGATACGGCGTCGTTCGGGTCTTCGCTCGGAACCGGCGGCTCGGATGGTGGATTGCCCGCTGCCGGTGGCATGGCTGACGGTCGCAGCTCGAGCGCGAGGTAACGGCGATGTGCATGGCCAAGCCTCCAACCCCCGTCGCGCCTCCGCCGCCCGTGCCGGTGCGTGACGCCAAGATCGATGCTCTCCGCTCCCGTCAGCGTGGCGCCATGCTGGGTGCTGAGGGCGGATATCAGTCGACGATGCTAACCGGAGCGGGTGGCGACACTACGGCAGCGGCTACGGCCAGTCCGACGCTCGGCAAGTGATGGACGTCAGTTCACTCCGCCAGCGCTACGACAGCTTGAAGGGGTCTCCTGAGCGCGCCAACATGGAGGCGCACTGTCAGGAGGTGGCTGAGTACGTGTCGCCCCGCAAGATCGACTTCGTCGGCATGAGGTCGCCGGGCGACAAGCGTATGCAAAGGGTGCAGGACCCTACCGGCATATTTTCCAACGAGCTGCTGGCTGCCGGGCTCCACGGCATGGCCACGAACCCGGCAGCGAAGTGGTTCACGCTTCGCATGATCACAGGTCAGGACTTCGGTTCTGACGGTGAGTTGATCGACCTCAACGAGAATGCCGACGTTCGCCGATTTCTATCCCACGTCGAGGACGTGATGTGGTCGCGGCTTTACGAGCCTGGAACAAACTTCACCACAGCACTGCACGAGACCTATCTCGACCTTGGCGCATTTGGCACAGCGATTCTGTACATCGGCCAGCGCGATGACGGTGGTCTGCTGTTCGAATCTAGGTCGCTGGCTGAATGCGTCATCGCCGAGAACGTTGATGGCCGTGTCGACACGGTGTTCCGTCGATCGACCTACACCGTTCGACAGATGATGCAGATGGTGCAGTCTGGCGATTGGAGATCGGTCTCGGGTCGCGTCAAAAATCTTTACGACGCCAAGAAGTACGACGATCCTGTCCACGTCATTCATGCGGTTCTTCCGCGCTCCGAGCGCGATGCGAGCAAGCGCGATTCCAAGAACATGCCGTTCGCGTCCGTCTACTTCGAACACGACGGCGAGCATGTTCTGTCGGAGAGCGGATATCCAGAGTTCCCGTATCTTTGTCCGCGCTGGTCGAAGTATTCCAGTGAAGTCTATGGTCGCTCGCCGGCCATGACAGCGCTTCCTGACATTAAGATGCTGCAATCGATGATGCTGGTTTTCCTCAAGACGGCGCAGAAGAACGCCGATCCCGTGACCTGGATCAACGATGATGGCCAGATGAGCCAGGTCCGACAAGTTCCGGGCGGCATCAACTATCTGCGCGGAAATCCCAACGATCGCGTCATGCTGCAGCCGACGAGTCCGCAAGGCCTTCAGGCCGTCGCAACGGCCATGGACGGCATCAGGGCGCGTATTCGCACGGCGTTCTTCACCGACGAAATGCAGTTCGTCACCGACAAGCAGATGACTGCCACCGAGGTCATGGCACGCACGCAGGAGCGCATGCGCTTGCTTGGTCCGCTGATGGGGCGTCTTGAAAGCGAGCTTCTTGGACCGATGGTTGCCCGCGTTTTCGGAATCCTGGAGCGCATGTCGGTTCTTCCAGTGGCGCCAGAGATGCTCAAAGACAAGGATTTCACCGTCGAATACGTGAGCCCGATTGCAACGGCGCAGCGCCAGCAGGCAGCGTCCGGCATCATGCAGGTGTATCAGCTTCTCGCGCCACTCGGCCCTGAGGCCGCGATGCAGGTGATGATGAAGCGCGTCAACCCTGAAAAGCTGGTGGATTGGGCCTGGAGCCTGTTCAACTGTGATCCTGACTTGCTGAACGACGAGGCGGCCCAGGAGCAGGCTGGCCAGATGCAGAACGCCATGCAGGCTATCCAGATGGGCCAGCCAATGGCCGAGATCGCGCACAAGGGTGCCGGCGCCATGAAGCAGCTGGCCGATGCTCAGGCTGGCGGCGGCATCGATCTCAATCAGGCCATGTCAGCCTATGCCGGTGCCGTTAAGAGCAATCCGCAGGCCATGAGCGAAGCACAGGCGATGATGAATGGACAGCAACCGCAACAGTAAGCCGCGCCGGCTTTCGGCGCGCAAGATCTCCGACGCCTGGAAGCGATTCCACGCCTCGCCTGATGGCCGCGCTGCGATCGCCGACTACCTAGTGACCTGCAACGTCTATAACCCCATCGACAGCAGTGATCCGCTCGAGTGTCACCGCATGGAGGGTGAGCGCCGGGCGGCGCTGCGCATCGTCAGCCTTCTCAGCCTTCGCCCTGGCGATTTCGTCAGCGCGGCTCAGGAGGATACGGAGATCGCCATCCAAATGAGTGATTTTCATGCCTGATATCAGAGGCACCGGCCTTTGTTTGTTCGACGTGCGTCGCGTGATGGGTGAGACCGTGGACGGTCCTCCCGAGGAGCAAACCATCAACTGAGGTTCGACATGGAAGGACAAGCCCAAGCCGCCCCGGCCCCTGAGAACACGGGCGGCACGTTTCTCACCTCTCCGCCACCGGCACCAGCTGCGGCGCCCATGGACCCAGCTCAAGCCGGTGCCGAAGCCGCGATTGCTGCGGCCAAGCTCGACAACCAGCGCCCGGAGTGGGCACCGGAGAAGTTCTGGGATGCAGACAAGCGCTCCTTGAAACATGAGGACCTCGGCAAGGCCTATATGAACCTCGAGCGTCTCGTCGGACACGAGAAAATCCCCGTGCCGAAGTCCGACGATGATAAAGATGGATGGGAGCGCTGGTGGAAGGCTGCCGGCCGCCCCGATGACCCCAACGGCTACGAGTTCAAAAAGCCGCAACTTCCGGACGACATGGGTTACGACGATGACACGGAAAAATCTTTCCGAACGTGGGCACATGTCAACGGCCTGTCCAAGAAGCAAGCGCAGGCTCTGTATGACGGCTACGTCAAGACCCAGATCGAGAAGCACGGTGCATGGTCTGTGGCGCAGAAGCAGGCGTCCGACAAGGTGCGTGCCGACTTGATGCGTGAGCACGGCGCTCAGTTCGAGGCCTTCACCCGGTCGGCGACGTCGGCGATCGATCAGTATGGCGATCCTGAGTTCCGCCGGTATCTCGACGAGACCGGCCTCGGCAATGACCCGCGCATGATCCGGGTCTTCGGCCGCATCGGAAGTGAGCTTGCCGGAGAAACGCGGCTAAAGGGCAAGCCAGCCGCGGCCGACAATCCGGCTGACATCGATGCTGCAATTGCCAAGTTCCAGACCGACAACAAGGATGCTCTGTTCAGCAAGAACCATCCCGATCATGACCGGGTGGTGAAGGCCTATAATGGCCTGTTCGAAAAGCGCTACGGTACGGACCCCGTCATGGTGCGTGACTGATGGCAAGTGCTGAACATCGCCTTCGCATTCTCGAAATGGCCAAACCGGTTCCGGTCAATCCTGACCTGAATCTCTGGATCGAGAATGCCAGGAAGATCGAGGCTTACGTCGACGGGTCGGGACACGCCGAAAAGGCCCCCGAGCAATCCCCGCAGACATTGAGCCTTCCCCAAGCCCGGAACACCCGGCCGTTGCCGGCTCCGGCACGCAAGTAAGCCTGCCGCGTACACTCGACGACCGGCGGCCCGCCACGAGCGGACACCCGAAACGGCTCGACGAATCCGTCCCCAAAACTGAAACCGTCATCAAGGAGCTGACAGCATGTCTGTTCAGATCACGACGGCGTTCGTCCAGCAATTCAAGTCGAACGTCAAACTTCTCACGCAGCAGAAGGGTTCCAAGCTGCGCCCTTGTGTCGAGACCGAATCGGTCACCGGCAATATCGCCTACTTCGAGCAGATCGGCGCCACGGCGGCACGCAAGCGCACCTCGCGCCATGCCGACACACCACGCATGGACACGCCGCACGCCCGCAGGCGTGTGTCGCTGTTTGACTACGAGGTCTCAGACCTCATCGACAACGAAGACAAGATCCGGATGCTCATCGACCCGACGTCTCAGTATACCGAGACCATGGCGATGGCCCTCGGGCGCTCTATGGACGACGAGATCATCGCCGCTGCCGATGGTACGGCCTATACCGGAGTCGACGGCTCTACCGCGACAGCCTATGACACCAGCATGACAGTCGCAGTCACGACCCGAGCGCCTGGTGTCACGTCGGCCAACTACGGGCTCAACGTCGCAAAGATTCTTGCGGCTGGCGAGCGCCTGGGAACCAACAACGTCGACCAGGACGACGAGAAGTACCTGATCATCAACTCGCGTCAGGTGACGTCCCTGCTCAACGACACCCGTATCAGCTCGGCAGACTTCAACCTCGCCCGCCCGCTGATGAGTGGTCAGGTCGCTGAGTTCGGCGGCTTCAAGATCGTGGTTTGCAACCGCATCGTCACGGACTCGAACGGCTACGACAAGTGCCTGTTCTGGGCCAAGGGCGGCATGAAGCTTGGCCTCGGTCAGGACATCATGACTCGCGTCTCCGAGCGCGACGACAAGGGGTACTCCACGCAGATCTTCGCCAAGATGACCATCGGCGCGACCCGCATGGAAGAGGTCCGTGTCGGCTACATCGAGTGCCACACCACCAACGGGCCGTCGAGCTAAGGAAGGACGTGATCCATGGCAGTAGTCAATACCAAGTCGAGCCGCGTGACGAACGCGGATTCCTCGACGCAGACGCTCGATAAGATCGGCGTCAACCAGGGCCGCATGCACCGTCAGGTGGCCACCGTCGAAGCGGTCAGCGGCGACTCGATCGCCTCGACCTATCGCATGCTGCGCGTGCATTCGTCGTGGTCGATCGTGTCTATCAAGATCTTCTGCGACGCCATCACATCGGCAGCGGCAGACGTCGGTCTCTACAACATTGCCTCGCGTTCCAGTGGGGCTGTGGTGGATGCCGACGCCTACGGTTCGGCCGTATCTCTTGCCACGGCAAGCACGACTGGAATCGAGGTCGCCTATGAGGCCCGTGACATCGCCAACTGCGAGCGTCAGGTGTGGCAGGACGCCGGAGCCACCACGGACCCCGGTTACTGGTACGACCTTGCGCTCACGCTGACGGCGGCAGCCGCCGCGGACGGAACGATCTCGATCGAACTGGCCTACGTCGGCAACGACTGATCGCAGGGTGCCAACTGCCGCCGCGACTTCGGTTGCGGCGGCTCTTTCCGGGGGCGGCATGCAGCGGCGCTGGGAAACGACCAAGACCATCATCACGCCCAGCGATCTTGAGCGTATCCGTCAGGATCTTCTGCTCGACCAGAGCATGCGCGCGCAAGCCAGGTCGGCAACAGCGGAAGCATCGGTGGCGTGCACGGGCGTCACAATCTCCGGAAAGCAGGTGGTAAGTGATCAGCAGATCGCCATCGCCAATCCGGCCGGCGGAGAAACCATCGATACTCAGGCCAGGACCGCCGTGGTGGCCATACTCGACGCGCTCCGCGCGCATGGTCTCATCGCAACGTAGGATCAGGATATGGCGACGCTCTACTATGCTTTCTGCGACCTCGGACATCTGCAGAATGGCTGCTCCCTGCCGCTCGTCAAGGGTGACAGCGTGGTCTCGGGCTCCATCACCCTGTCCGCTTCCAATCAACAGACGGCGGCGGCAACCAAGCCATACGCCCGTGTGGTCACGGACACGGCCTGTTTCCTGGCCGTTGGCAGCAGTCCGGATGCGACGACCGCCACGGCGCGCATCTATCTGCCAGCCAATGCGCCAGAGTATGTCAGTGTCGGTGTCGGCAACAAGATCGCGGCGGCAACCTGATGCTGCTGAAGCCAGGCGGTCTCAAGTCCGTTATTACTGGCAGCGCGTCAACGCCATTTACGATGGCCGGAACGTCGCCGAGTGTGTGGTGGGATTTCTCGAGCGCCGTGTCGGCATGGGCCGACACGGCGGCAACGGTGCCGGCAACGAACGGTTTCGGCATCGCTCGCATTGATGATGCCAGCGGCAACGCCAACAACGGCACACAGGCGACGGTCGGCGCGCAACCGTTGTGGTACTCGGCAGGCTATATCACCACGGACGGAACGGACGACCGCATTGGTCGCACATCGTACACGTGGTCTGATACACAGACGATCATCGTCGTACTCAAAAGTCTGTCCACGACATCGACCACGGGCCGCTTGTTCGCGCGCGGCTCGGTCAATGGCATTATGGATGCGTCGGGGACGCTGAAGTGGGCGCAGGATGAAGCTGGAGCGCTGGTATCGACTGGTATCAACATCCGTTCCGCGGCTAAGGTTGTGACCATCGTCAGGTCGACGGACTCTGACGCCGTCATCCGCGTCAACGGCGTGCAGGTAGCAACGTTCGATCCGAATGCAATCGAGCAGACGTCGCTGTCTATCGGTACGCAGGCAAGTGGTGTCTCGACGTCACCATGCGCAACGCAGTGCTGGCAAATGGCGCTGTGGAACCGCGTTCTTGGATCGATCGAAATGAGCGAGGCGGAACACTACCTCGGGGCAAAGGCAGGCCTGTCATGGTGAGCGAAACCGACATCTGCAATCTGGCCTTGACCCGCTTCGGGGACAGAACGATCACATCCCTGACCGAAAACAGCAAGGCAGCGCGGCTCTGCGCGCTCCACTATCCGCGCTCGCGCGACATGGTGCTCAGGGCCCATCCATGGAACTTCGCCGTCAAGCGCAAGGCGCTGTCACTGTCGACAACGACGCCGGCCTACGAGTTCACGTCTCAGTTCGCCTTGCCCGTCGATTGCCTGCGCGTCATCAGGACCGGCTGGGATGCAGCATCCCTGAGCGTAGAATATCGCATCGAGGGGCGCAACCTTCTTTGCAGTGAATCCGAGGCAATCATAGAGTACGTGGCGCGCATCGAAGACCCAACGCAGTTCGATCATCTCTTCATCGATGTCCTGTCCGCGCGTCTCGCCGCGGAAATCTGTATGGCCATGACCGACAACGCCGGCATGACCAAGAACCTGTGGGACATCTACCAGGTCAAGCTTGGCGATGCCCGCTCGACCGACGCCATGGAGGGCACACCGCGCGAGATCGTCGATGCTAGTGACTGGATCATCGCGCGCCTATGAAAGTCACGACGCTCATTTCTAACTTCACAGGTGGTGAGCTTTCACCGCGCCTCGATGGTCGGCCCGACGTTGCCAAGTACAAGAATGGCTGTCGGGCAATCGAGAACTTCATTACGCAGGTTCACGGAGGTGCACGCAAGCGCGAGGGAACGCGCTTCGTTGTGCAGCTCAAGACCTCCACCGACCCACTCGTGATCCTGCCGTTTCAGTATTCGATAGACCAGTCGTATGCACTCCTCGTCGGGCCTGGTTATGTCTGGTTTGCCAAGGATCGAGGCATCATCACCGAGACGGCGCAAACCATCACCGGAGCGACAGCAACGTGGCCGTGCGTCCTAACCGTTCCGGCGCACGGTTATGCCAACGGTGATACGGTCGTTGTCCTTGACGTTACCGGCATGGAGGAGCTGAACAACCGCACCTTCACCGTCGCCAACGCCACCACGGACACATTCGAACTCTCTGGCGTCAACGGCACGGGATATATGCCCTTCACGGCCGGCGGAACGGTGGCCAAGGTGGTCGAGCTGACGATTCCCTATACGGCATCAGAGATAGAGGCCCTGGAGTGGACGCAGAGCGCCGACGTGCTTTACATCGTGCACAAGGCGCATCCTCTGCGGCGCATCAACAGATATTCGCATACGTCGTGGACGCTGACCGAACCTGAAATCACCACGGGTCCATTCCGGCCGATCAACTCCGACCGCGATCTCATTCTGACGGTATCGGCGTTCTCAGCCTCGGCGACCGCCTATGGCACATATGTCGTCGGCGATACATTCACGCTGACGGCGTCGTCCGATGTGTTCGATGTCGGCATGGTTGGCGCCCTGTTCCGATTGAACGAGGAAGGCGGGACGACTGGGTTGGCAAACCCTCCGCTCGGCGATACCAATCGCTTCCCGACCAACGGCGCCTCGTACACCTATGCAGGCAAGGTCTATGGCATCTCAGGTGCCGATGGTGGATCGTGGGGCGCGTACACGCGCGTTCCGGATCACGATAGCGGCGCCGTCAAGCTGCGCGGCGATAACTCGCATTACTTCACGGCAAACTTCCTGCATCCGACATACTGCATCGTGCGGGTCACGGCCTACGCCGCGCCAACCGAAGTGACGGCAGAGATCGTGCGCTATCACATGCCGGCATCGATCGTGAGCACGGGGACGTCCTACTGGGAAGAAGGTTCGTGGAGCACATACCGGGGCTATCCGTCCGCGATTACGTTCTACGAGCAGAGGCTGATGCTCGGTGGATCTGACTCTGAACCATCTGTGATTTGGGGGTCGAAGACCGGTGTCTACACCGATTTTTCTGACGGACCCGAAGATTCCGATGCCTTGAGCTACCGCATGGCATCCGGATCGGCAGACGTGATCCGCTGGCTGTTCGGCATGCGCGTTCTCGTCGCCGGGACCAGTCAAGGAGAATACGCCATTGCCGCTTCATCGCAAAACGAGGCTTTGAAGCCGTCTAACGTCAAGGCGGTTCTGCAAACCACCTATGGCACCAGCGACGTCAAGCCGGTGCGCATGAACCAGGTCATCCTCTACCCGCAGCGCGATGGTGCACCAGGAAACGGAGCCCGCAAACTGCGCGAGTATTCCTATTCGTTTCAGGCGGATTCATTCGTCTCTGTCGATCTCACGGTGTTCTCCGAGCATATCCTGTCGGCCGGAATCTCCCGCATCGCCTACCAGAATGCGCCGGATTCGACGGCCTGGGTGGTACGCGCGGATGGGGTTCTTGTTGGTCTCACCTACGAGCGCAACCAGGAGACGGTTGCCTGGCATCGCCACCCCATGACCAATGGTGCCGTCGAGACGGTGGCCACGATTCCCGGCGCGAGTGGCGATGAAATCTGGTTGCGCGTCAACCGCACCATCGGCGGTGGTGCGGTATCCTATGTCGAAGTGATCCCGTTCGACTATCGCGACGACCGCGCGCTCGAGGATAGCGTGTTTGCGGACTGCACGGTGAGCTACGACGGCGAGGCGACGACGACGGTTTCCGGACTCTGGCATTTGCGCGGAGAGGCGTTGGCCATCCTCGCAGATGGTGTCGTGCTGTCGGGTCAGGTCGACGCCTTCGGCCGCCTGACGTTGCCTATCGCGGCGAGAAAGGTGCATGCGGGGCTGCGCATTGCCTCCGTCCTCGAGACCGAAGACCTTGAGGCTGGAGCGCAGGCGGGAACAGCGCAGAGCCGTTTCAAGCGGATATCGAACCTGTTCCTGAGGCTGCTCAACTCGCGCGGCGGTATGGTCTCGACGGGTCGTCCTGATGATACGTCGACTGCCATCGTCTATTCGCGCCAGACGATCGATGACTTCGATGACTACGTGCCGCTGCAAAGCGGACTGGTCGAGGTTGATTCAACCGGCGGGTGGGAGCGTTTCGCACGCATCCGCATCGAGCACGATGACCCCTTGCCGTTCCACGTTACCGGCATTGTCGCCGAAATGAACACGAGCGGGTGAACAAGATGTGCCTTCCTGCCATTGGTTTGATCGGGGCTGCCGTGTCGGCGGTCGGAGCCATCGCCCAGGCTAACGCCCAATCGGCGCAAGCCAAATACAATGCGTCCGTCGAGCGCATCAATGCGCAGTCGGCCCGCTATAAGGGCATGACCGACCAGGAAGCGATCGACCGCAAGTACGGCAAGATCCAGGGCGAGGCGATCAGCCATGCTGGTGCAGCTGGTGTCGATCCGACCTACGGTTCTCCCGCCATGGTCATTTTCGGTGAGGGCGGGTTTGGCGAGGCGACCGACAAGAACGCTGCATATATCAATGCCGAAACGCAGGCCGTCGGGCACGAAAACAAAGCCCAGCAATACGATTTCGAAGCCAAGAACGCCAAGAAGGCCGGCATGTTCGGAGCTGCGTCGAGCTTCCTCGGCGGTCTTGGCAATGCCATGAAGGGCGGCGGCATCGGCTCGCCCCTATCGCTCAACGGTTCATAGCGCATGCCTCGCATCACAAGGGTAGAGCCGACCGTCGCTTACCAGCCGACCAACATGCCGACCGCCTCCGGCGACTGGGGCGGTCCTGGGCGTGCGCTGTCAGGTCTCGGTAATGCCATTGGTGGGTTGGCTGATGTCGTTACGGCTGAGCGCAACGCCGATGACGACTACAAGGCCAAGCTCGAATTGGTCAAGTTTCAGACCAAGCAGCACCAGGAGTATGAAACCTACAAGAACAACTACAGCGGGGACCCGTCGCAGTTCCAATCCGGTTGGGACGCCAAGTACTACCAGGCGTGGAGCAATTTCACGCCGTCGCTGCCGCAGAACCCGAAGGTGCAGCGCTATGCCGGACTGCATGGCGCCGAGTTCGGTGGCCGGCTGTCGAGCCAAGCGCAGCAGACTCAGCACCACATGGTTGGGGCGCAGAACTACGCCAACGTCGAAGCGACCATCAATGCGACGCTAGGATCGATCGATTCCGCCGATCCAGATAAGATGGATCAGGTTCTCGGTCATACCATCGCCGGCATCAACCAGATGATCGACCAAGCGCCCCCTGGCGTGCTGACAGACGCGCAGAAGAAGGCGATGCGAACGCAGGCCGCTGGCCTTGCCATGGCCAAGATGGAACAGAAGTTCCGCGACGCCAAGGTCGATCCCATGCCAGCTCTGAAAGGCATGGTCAACCGTTGGCTTGACGATCCGAAGCTACAACAGGCGATGCCGCCTGCTCCGTCTGGAACTCAAGGCACGTTCAACGCGCCACTTGAAAACCGCATCATCGAGGGTCAGAGCGGGGCGGTGCGGTCGAAGCCGATTTCCGGCGACTTGCGCGGCGTGCTCAACAGGGCGGCAAACGATGCCGGCGTGACGGTCGAGGTTTATTCCGGAGGTCAGGACGAGGCCGGACCAAACCGCACCGGATCGCGCCGGCACGATCATGGCAACGCCGCCGACCTCAAGCTCTACACGGTGACGGACGGCAAGAAGGCATTGGTTGATTTCACGACGCCGGCAGGCGAGGCAATCTATCGCAAGTTCGTATCGTCGGCCGTGTCGGCGGGGGCGACTGGGATTGGTGCCGATGTTGGCTATATGGGATCATCTTCGATCCATGTCGGATTTGGCAATCAGGCGACGTGGGGTGCGGGAGGACGCGGGGCAAGCGCTCCGGCTTGGTTGCGCGAAGCCTATGAGTCGGGCCAGCGCGTGTCACAACCGGCTGGTGGCGACGATATCGGCGCCCCGAAAGGAACATCCCCAGAGACGATCAATGCAGTCAAGATGGTGGCTGGCAATATCGGGGCTGATCCGCGAGCCATCGCAGGCGTGTTCTCGGTCGAAAGTCAGGGGTGGAACGGAGCCCGCACCGGAAAATATCGCGGTGTTTCACAGGTTGGGCCTGACACACTGGCGGAGATGGGCGTTTCGGAAGCCCAATACGATCGCATGAGCCAGGCCGATCAGGCCGCGTTCTATGGCAAGTGGCTCGAGCACTACAAGTTCAAGGACAAGATGGCGTCGGCTGGGATCGACTTCGCGCGTCTTCCTCCGACGCGGCAGGCTGCGATTCTGCAAGCGTTTCAGTTTGCGCCTAATGGCGACTGGGTCAAGCGCCTCGGAAGCGGAGACGACCGAACTCCGGTGACAGACACGCGACAAGCGCGTGCGCTCGGATCGACATCGATTGCGGACATGGAGCGGCATTTCTCCAAGTCTGTCCCCGCAGAGTCCAGGCAGCCATCCTCACAGCCTGTGCCGATGGCGCAGCGCGCCATGACCGCCGGTCATCCCGCCGGCAAGGACAATACCATTTCGGCCGAGCGCTACGATCCGCGTCCCAACGAGAGCGGCGTCCCGCGCGATCTAGAGCGCGAGCATTACCGACTGACAGGTGACGACACCAGCAAGGCCAAGCAGCTGCGTGAGATCATCGCATCGGGACGGCAGAACATCGTCCACCAGCTCGATGCCGATGGCAACGATGTCGTGGCTGTCAAGAAGGGTGACAAGCCGTCGTGGAGCATGAATGCCGTCACCAAGGACGCGCAGGGCAATGTCGGCAACGCGCTCGACAAGGGTGATGCGTTCTCGGGTCCAAAGTGGGCCAAGGACATCGTTGCCGATCTCAAGGCTGGCAAGCCGGTGCAGGTCGCCGATGCTTCTGGTGGTCTGCCGACTGCCGGGGCAACCCCAGGCTCTGGAGATACCACCATCGGAGCGCATGGCGTCACGCCGGATCTCTTGCAGCGAATGCGCCCATCGGTGCAATCGGAAATGATGCAGAGCCTTTCCACACATTGGAAGGCGTGGGAAGGATTGCAGAACGCATGGGTGAAGGACATCGAGGGCCGGGCTAGGTCGGCCCTCGATGTCGCCCAATCCGGCTATGAACCCAAGGCTAGCGATCTTGCTGTGCTCAAGGCCATGATCGACCGTAGCCCGGATGTGGCGCGCAAGTACGGCCTTGATCAGATCATGGGCATGATCGAAACCACGGTCGCCAAGCAGCAGACCGTTCGCCAAATGACCCCGATGGCCATCGAGGGTGCGATCCAGCGCATGGATGGGATCATGGCAACGGGCGGGGCCTCGCCGCAGATGATCGAGGAGAAGAAGACCCTCGAAAAGAGTCTGGCCACGATGCGGAAGGAGATCGACGACGATCCGATTTCGTGGGCCGCCAAGGCCAAGATTCCCATCAGCCTGCCCATGCCATCCCTGGAGCCTGGAGCCAGGGCCGGATTCGAGGCGCCGTGGACGGTGGCCAATGCAACGCCGATAAACTTTGGCTCCCAGGACGTCGTATCGCAACTCAGAATGCGCGGCGATATCGCGCGCGGGGTAGGCGACTATTACAACCAGCCGCCGCAGTTCTTCACCAAGGTCGAACGCGAGATGTTGAAGGACGTCTTCCGCGGCGGCGGAGCCCAGATGCTGCAGGTTCTCGGCAAGATTCATGAAGGGCTTGGATCGGACGCCGTTCTGGCCATGAAGGAATTTGCCAAGGACGCGCCGGAAGCGGCGATGATGGGTAAGCTGATGGCCGAGGGTGGCGACGCCAAGCTTCTCGAGGATGCCGCTAAGGGTTTGCATCTGCGCGTTGCGGAAGGTGACAAGTTCATTTCGCGCGTCGACAAGAAAATCACCGAACCTGACGTGTCGGCCCTGAT